CTGGCCCGTCCAGCGAGCACGGTCAGCATTACCCGCACAATTCGCCTGGCGTAGGGACGCAGTACGACGGTCCCGGCCATGTCGGCAATCCGATCGACCCGGCCACTGGCCGCGGCCTCGATTATTATGGTCCGACTGGCTGGACTGGTCAGTCTGGCCCGACAGGTGGTGAGGGGTTCCTCAAACATCTCGAGCACGAGATCGAGCACGACTTCGAGAAGGTTTTCGGTCACGGCCATTCCGGCCCGACCGGCGTTGCCGCGCCCCCGGCAGTAACCTCAACGACCGGTGCCACTGGCTTCTTCGGTCGCCTAGAGGCAGATGCGGAGAAGATTGTATGAAGAGCTTCGTTATAGCGGTTACGCTCGCCTTCGCGGCAGCGTCGCCGGCGCTTGCTCACCAAGGTGGTGGGCATCAAGGTGGTCATCAAGGCGGCGGTCATGCCGTCCACGAAAATCACAGCCATGACGGTCATGGATTTCGCGGTGGACGCTTTCACGGCGGCTACGGTCCCGACAACTGCGGTCAGTGGTTCGGCGGCATCTTCGTGCCGGGTCCCTGCTATTGAAATTGGTAGTTGGTCACGTCCAGCCGGCCGAGGTAATCTTCGGCCGGTTTCTCTTTTTCCTGCCCCACAGATTCTGGGCGACGTACTCCGTTAGCCCACCATGAGCGATCAGCGCGATGTACTGCAGGTCGTCGACTATGTGCGAGTAGCCTTCCGCATCATTTTTTTCCGGGACCGTCTTGAGCGCGCCATCTTTTGTTTTCTTGTAGCGATATCCACCAGCCATCGCTCGGCACAGGAGAGGGCATCCCTCGCGATTGATGAGCAGTGTTGGGCCTCCGTTAGTTTGTCGAGTAAGCAGCGCTTCCACGGCTCGGAGTCGGGGATCAATATTGTTTGTTGGAGCGGGATATGCAGCAAAGCCGAGGCGCTTGAGAAGTTCGACGCTACTTTCCTCAGAATGGCTGCTCTTGGCCACACCGGCCGGGTCACAGATGATCGCGATTTTATGGCCGAGGTACTTCGCTTGCATGAGCCGCGGGCGGAGGTTTTGGTTGACATGCTTTTCTAACCCTACGTTGGTGGCTGGGACTTCTTCATGCACGAGTAGCCGCCCCATGTGATCCATTTGTGTTATTAAAGACCAAGGATTTCTACCAAAATCTTGCCCGACGAATAGCGGGTACCCTGGTATGACGAGGGTTTCAGGGACAATATGAAAGTCAGCCCGAAAACTTGCAGCAAAGACAGCCTCGCCCGAAGGGTCTGCGCCGTACTCGGCTTTGACATAGCGCTTGACCCAGTTATGATCGGGCCCCCAGGTACTGACGAGGCGGTCATAGTACAGTCTCCCTTTTGCGACGCGGATCGGATCTCCCTCCGGAAATTTTTTTGTCTCTTCGGTCTGGAGAAGGTTCGATAAATTTTCTGCTTCAGGTGCTAGACCAGACGGCTGGATGAATACTTGCCACTCTGGAATCAGGTTCTGCTCAGCTTCCTGCATGAATTTTGCCCAGGGCAAGCCATCAGTGGGCATATTAGTGTCTCCGATTATTCCATGCCAAGTAGCCTCACCTCGTATACCAGCTGGGTAGCGGCCGATACGACCGCTCAGAGGTGTGAGGATATCGAAAGCCATTTCTGAATATTCGCTCATCCACGCGCCTGTCAGCTGCATGGACAGCAGCCGTGCCTGGTCTGAGGCGTCCTCTAGCGGGAGGAAAACCCACTCGCTCACGACGGTGTCGAATTTGAGGTAGAACACGCTCTCGCTGACTTTCCATTGACCTAGTCCTATGGTGGCAAACTGCATCTCGACATCTTTTAGAACGGTGTCTTTCAGCTGCTTCAGCGTTTGTCGCACGACGGCGAAGCGAGTGTATCTGTTGCCATCTGCTGCTGGCTTCTGTTGCACAGCTCGGCGCAAAAGTTCATAGATGCATCCAGTGGTCTTTCCGGACCCGATTGGTCCAGCGATCAACCTACCAAAGGAATCTGACTGCATGAACTTTGCGATTGTGGGCGCCGCGGTATAGGTAATGTCAACCATTTAAGTTTTCCAACTTACCCAGTCTTTGCCCTTGTAGGGCTTTGGCTTCGGCTCAAGGAAAATTTCCCACCGCGCTGTTATTCCGTAGTTTTTGTGCGTAAACCACAAGGACTGCGATGGAATGGTGAACTTAGCGCGCAGCCCGGTTCGCCCGAACTCGTTGTAGCCGATGAACGAGTTCCCCACGATGACGCCAGGGATATCGATGCGCTGGTGATAGTGACCAAAAACCAGTGTGTCGATATCAATGCCAATTTGTGCTTCACTATCGTGTACTTTTAAGGCCCCGCGCGCGACGGGGCCGAGGCTTCCAATAATACCGTCGCCGCCTTTCACGCCGTTTGCGTCGCCATGTGTGAGCAGGTAGCGGTGTCCAACCACGGAAAAAATAGCATCGGTGCCGCCAGGTATAAAAAATTTGATATGCTTGGACTTGGCAAAGTAGCGCTCGAGGTTGCAGTAGATCACCCACTCGTTCGACGTGGTGTTTCGCATCTTGTGCATGATGCGTTTGGAGTACGACTGATCGCGCGGATGGTTGCCCGTCACACAGGGTATGAAAAGCTTGCCGAATTTCACCCCCATCTGTTCGATACAAGCAGCGAGCAGATCAGTCGTTTCGTTGATTTGCTGTTGGTTGGTGAGGTCGTTGGTGTAGGCGAGCTCCGGATGGATATTACCGGTAATCATGTCGCCGCCGATCATTACCACGGCGCCGGGGTATGTTACTTCGGCGCGCCCCATGTGCTCGTAGGCTAGCTCAACCGTGGTGTCGACAAGCGTCTGCGCGCGCCGCTTGGCTACACGAAGGTTGAACTCGTTGAGTCCGTTTGTAACTTCTCGGCTGACGGACTCCCCCACGTGCCAGTCTGACCACAGCGTAGTCGGAACGCCACGTACGCCTCCATGCCGGGGACGCTCAACCCACTCAGGCGGCTCCGGGGATCGCGCCATAAGGCCCATGATTTCTTCGCGAAGGCGTTCACGGGTGTCATCCTCTCGCTGCAAGTTCTTGTTGTCGCGCAGTAGTTGTGTGCGCTCTATCCGCAGGTCGTGGATGATCTGTTTGGCGTCATTAAGATTATCAGCGTCGGTCTTAGTGGGGCGGGGGCTCATGGTATAATCTCCAATTTCTTAGGCGGCCTTTGGGTGACACGTTGTAACGAGAGTGGCGTTGAAGTCCTTTTGGGGATTGGTTATAGCGACTAATGTTTTGGTATCCCAGTGGTGATGTATTGTACCGATGATCCTTTGTTTTCCTCTTCCCGCTGTTCTTGTAGCGGAGAGCCCTCGCTCTCCCTTTCGGAGAGTGATTGTATCGCAATATTATTGCTTTCCCCTTCGATGAGTTTCGGTATTTGAATTGCGCCAATTGTCTCTTGGATGCGAATTTTCTCCCCTCCCAAATTAATGGTGATGTTGAAGCGTTCGCCGGAGGTAACTTCTTTCGTTTCGCCGGCGCCGGCAAGCTTCGCGAAGAGTTTCGCCGTTTCGGTAACGGACGATAGCGGGTTGATGTCATTGATCATTCTCGCGTTCAACTTGGGGAGGCTGTCTTCCAATATTGCTGCCGCCCCGAGCGCGATGCGCCTGTTGGTGCTGAGGGCGGACTCCCATTCCAGAACGAATGATTCGTACGCTCGTTTGTAGAACGCATTGGGAAGAATGAACTTTTCAAACTGAGCCTGGGAGATACCGACGGATGCGAGGATCTTCTCCACCGGCTGGATCGCCATAGCCATTTCGCGCGCTAGCACCGCCAACCGGTTTGCGTCGAGGTCCGGATGCACAGGTGCGTTTAGCGTTTCAGGGAGTTGCTGAACTGGGGCCTCTTCCATTGCCGTTTCCTAGCACTCCCTCTCCGCGGACACAAGGCTTTTTTCTTAACACAAGATTAACAGACCAGCGATAGGCTGCGCCACGGCGCCTATTAGGAATTTTCAATGTCGGACATGGGATTGGGTCAGTCGGGCACATTGTCCGTGACGCCCGAGGCAGAGCTGCAAAAGCAGGATGCCATCGCGGCTAACGCCAATATGCCGCAGCAAGCGGATCAGGATCCGCAGCAGCTGGTCGGCTACATCAAGAGTCAATTCGAGATCTTTCGTAATCACCGTAACACCGCGGCCGGCTGGAGCGATCGCCTGCTCATCGCCCTGCGGACCGCCAAAGGCCAGTACGATGCAAACAAGCTAAATGAGATACGACGTTTTGGCGGAAGCGATGTTTACATTCGCATGATCGCACAGAAGTGCCGCGCCGCCTCATCACTTTTACGTGATATCTATTTGGGGGCCGATATCCCTTGGACCATCCGGCCGTCGAGCAACCCGGATATCCCGCCGGAGATCCTGCAGTCGATCGACCAGCTGATGCAGGGTGAGGCCCAGCAGATTCAACAGACCCAGGGGAAGCCAGCGGACCCGTCCGACGTGCAGAAGCGTAAGACTTCGCTGCTAGAGTCCGCCACTGACGCCGCAAAAAAGAAGGCAGCGCAGCAGGCGCGCGACAGCGGCGACAAAGTTGAGGATCTGCTTCGCGAGGGAGGTTTCTACCATGCAATGGCTGAATTCATCGTCGACCTGCCGAATTTTCCTTTCGCGTGTATCAAGGGACCTGAGGTCAAGATTGTCCCAACTGTTAAGTGGCCAACCGGCGGTGGTAAGCCTACGATCGAGCAGACACCTAAGCTTACATGGTACCGCGTGTCGCCGTTCGATATTTGGTTTACCCCTGGTGTAGCTGACATCGCCGACGCGAACATCATTGAAAAGTTGCGCATCACGCGCTCCAATTTAAACGATTTGCTCGATCTGCCTGGCTACAATGTCGACGAGATCCGCGCTGTCCTGACCGAGTATGGTGCCGGCGGCCTGTATGACAACTGGGACACGACAGATGCCGAGCGATCCGTCCTTGAAAGCCGGGAAAATCCGGCTT